TCATATTATAAACGCACCAAAATCAATTTTAAGACATTTTAATGTTTTATTTAACAAGTTATATGTTATAAATTAGATATGTAAATTTAAAAAGCTAGTATTTATATATAAAATAAGTGTAAATGCTGATTTTTATATGTTTATTAAAAATGCTGAAAAATAGCAAAAAAAGTGACGCACGAGAATCGATTTTAAGGCGTTTTTATTTTTTAGACATATAGTTTGTTGTTTGCAGATTTTTAAAAAAATAATCTAAAGTTATATAAATTTTTTATAAATTATGAGGTTACAATAATGAAAAAAATCCAACCAAGAATAATATAAAATAATGAATCTTAAGAATTAATTTTAATTAGAATTAAATAAGCCGAAATAGGCTTTACTAAAGAAGTAGCAAGATTTTGTGGGTAGGACCATATAACTATGGTTCTATATTTTACCCCTATACTCAATTGCACAAAACTTTGATTTTGTGCAATAAGGTATATTAAAAAATAATAGAAACAATCTATTTTATCCCCTATTTCTTTAAATCTTCATCTTTTATATAAACAATTCGATGTAAAATTTTCTCTTACTTTTTATGATAATATAACATATATTATAAACTATGTCAACATTATTAAACAATTTCTTTATAATTTTCATCTAAGCTTTTTTCATTAGCTGATTTTTCATAATTATATTTAGAATCTGTGTATTGTGTAAAAATTTGCTCGTAAGTATCTTTAACCAATGAAATTCTTAAATTTTCTTCTAATGATTTATTTTCTTTTCTTCTTGGATAAACAAATTCATATGTATATTTATAAAAAGCTAAACTTCTTAATATTAAATCTACCTGGCAATCTAATAATGATATGTCATGCTTTCTTATATGTTCTGTATCAAAGTCTAATATCATGCTGCCACCCCTCTCTCCTCTTCTAATACTAATCCAAAATTTGATAATGGGTTATTTTCTACAGCTTTTTTTACCTTTAATTTATGTACATGTGTGTATATTTCAGTTGTAGTGATACTTGAATGACCAAGTATTTCTTTTATTACTAATAAGTCTACATCATTCATATAAAGTTGAGTAGCAACAGTATGTCTTAAGCTATGAGTAGTATAGTTATATTCTTCTAATCCTGCCAATTTAAAAGCTTTTTTACAAACATATTCTACTCCGTGCTGTTGAAGTCTTTGTCCATTTTTGTTTAGAAATAATGCTTCATTAATATTAATAATTTTTGTTTTATTTTTTCTTAGATTAATATATTCTTTTAATCTTTTTATACAAAAATCATTTAAGTACACAATTCGTTCTTTATTATTTTTACCAATTATAGTTATACTTTTCTTATCAAAGTTAATATTATTAATATTTATATTTACTAGTTCAGATAATCTCATACCAGTTTGTAAAAATAGTGTTATTATTAGATTATCTCTAATGTAAAACCTTGAATTAGATATATTAAATATATTTTGAATTTTATAGGCATCTTTTAAATTCAAATATTTTGGTAATCTCAATTGTTGCTGAATACTAGGTAAAGATAACATTGGATTTTCTTTCATATTTGTATTTGTTGGAAAAGAACTAAATATCCATTTATAAAAACTTCGTAATGATTCTATTTTATTTTTTCTTGTGCTTGGAGAATTATCTTTTAAATAATTCAAATAAACTAAATAAGCCGCTATATCACTTTCTTTTACATTAATTAAAATAAAAATAGTAACATCTTTAGTCTTTATTGGAATATCCCAATATTGTAATAAAAATTTCAAAAAGTGTAATATATTAAAATTTTTTCTCAATTAACAATAGTTCATCTCTATTGATATAGACACCGCACAGTTCTAGCTCTTTGGACAGGTCTTTTTTAGACATCTTTTTCTCTTCTCTCGCTCTCTTAATTATTGTGCCAGTTGCATTTTTAAGATTGTTAAATTTCTTCGTCGACATATTTTTTCACTTCCTTTAAAATTTTAAATTTAATCTTGATTTTATAATAAAATATGATAAACTATACGTAGCTACACTACGTACTTATGAAAAAAATAAAATAATTTTAATAAACGGAGGAAAAAATAATGGAAGATTTGGAATTTGAATATGTTAAGTCACAATATGAACAAAAAAATCTAAGAATAGGAGTTGAACTGGCTAAAGGACGAGTTTTTTTGTTAGATGTGGTAAAAGATACTACTTGTTTAATTTGGGGAGCTAGTTTTACTATTATAATGATAATTTCATTTTTTATTTCAATTTATTGTTTAGGTTTTTTAGGTGGTATTATATATGCAATAATATTTTGTTTATTATATAGTTGTTATATTGGCATTTGTTCCATAAATACTAACTCTAAAAAATTTATATATTATTTTTCTATTATATTCTTAATTATTTCATTTGCATTTGAATTAAAAATCTTAAGTATTTTTACATGTTTAAGTATCATGTCAGCATATTTATTTTATAATTATATACTGCAAAGAATTGTACAAGAAGCATTAAAAAATAAAGAAGTATTTAGTTTCTTGTTAGAAAGCAACACTATAATATTACTATAATTAAACGGAGGAAAAAATGAAAAGAAAAATTAATATTACTTTTAAAATCTTTATTATAATGTTTATAATTATATCTATAGATAATATATCTTGTGGAGGTTATTTAAACATAAGCAATGAAGAGTACCAGAAACGATTAGAAAGAGCAAGACAAATAAGTAACTCTATTGCAGCAACTAGTAGTGATAAAACATATTCAAATAATTATGTTTTTATTACAGAAAATAGTGCCAAATATCACAAAGCAGGTTGTGATTACCTAGAACGGTAGACCTCATAGAGTAACGTTGAGTTGGGCAAAAGAAAATGGATATGGTGCTTGTAAATATTGTTATCAATTAGAAGAAGATAACTCATATGTTTGGATTCCAATTACTATTGTTGTTTCAATCTTCATGACTCTACTCTTAGCATTTGGATTTAAAGAATATTATAAAAATAAACATATAGATGTTAATAATTATAATATAAAACAGTAACTAAGGAGAAATATAATTATGGAATACAAATTTGATTATGAAGAAAATACAATAGAAGAACTAGAAGAAATTTATCAAAAAAACATAACGAAAATTGATTATTATAATAACAAGATTAAACATAATGAAAAATATGAAATGTTATTTGTGGGAATAATGTTTTTTGCGAGTTGGATTTTTGGAGCATTAGGAATATACTTTATTATAAAAAATGAAATTTTGCAAATAATATTAATTAATATATTTATAGTTTCAAATGTTATGATATATGAACAGGTTGATTTTGACAAAGAAGATAATGAACGAATACAGTATTTTAAAAATGAAAATGAAAAAATAGAATTAGTATTAAAGTTTAAAAGAGACAGAAATTAATCTGTCTCTTTTATTTGGTAGGACGGCGTACCCTACATCTCTTTTAAGACCATCTCTGGTGTGATAGCTGCCTTTCTATCCACAAATAAATTTATATTTTTTGTATATTTTTAATATTAATTGCACAAGTAACAGTATTACCAACACCAATTACAGCTCTATCTCCATTTATTTCTATAACATTGTATATATCATAATATTTTGCAAAGCTTTTACCGTCATATTGTATAGCATTTACAACTTTTACTTTATCACCTTTTTTTATTATACTAGAAGAACTGGAATTATTAGTTATACAATTATCATTTACAAATCCTGTACTATTATTAATTAAATAAGGGTTATGTGTTCCAGGATAAATCTTTGTAATTTTTCCAGACTTAATTAATGGATTTAATGCAGTTGTACTTGTACTAGAAGAATATATCTTATTGTATGACACTGTATCTCCAACTTTATATTTTAACTTTGTTTCTTGGTTATTTTCTTCTACTTCTCCATCGCTAGTTTTGTTTATAATACTTTCATTATATAGATAATTCATGTCTACTCTGCCAGAAATTCCATCTACACTACCATCGCTTGAATATTGCCAGATGTCATACTTTCCTTCGTATTCACATTTTTTATAATATTGTGCTACCCAGATTGAAACATTTTTGTCGAATTTACTTGTATCAATATAGTTTTTAAACCAATCTAAATTAGCGTAAATGCCTGCCCTATAACCTTCTGCTTCTATTAATTTAGTAAATTCAATACATTGCTGTGTTAATGTTTCTTTTCCTTCAACTTTAATGCTTTTATCTTCCATATCAAGATAAATTGGCATTTGTAACACTCTATCTTCTAAATACTCTAAAACTTCTTTAATTTCTTTTTTTAAAGTTTCTACAGAATTACAATAGTTGTATATGTATATGCCTGTTGGAATGCCTAATTTCTGGCATTCTTTATAATTTCTTTCAAATTTTGAATCTATATAAAATTTTTCATCATCATAAATATTACCCAACTTTAAAATAACAAAGTTATTATCTTTTTTTACTTTGATAAAATCTATTATTCCATTTGAACCTGATATATCTATTCCTTTTAACATATATTTTATTCCTCCTTTTTTATTAACTCTGATATCTTTCTTCCTGCTGACTTTACTACTTCATATTCTCCAATTGCAATTGCTAAAAGTAATACTATATTTACTATTCCTGTAACAACACCAGCGAAACTATAATCTGCCAAATAAACTATTCTTATTATTCCTACAATAATAGAAAATGCTAATGCTAACCATTTACTGTCTATAGTTTCTGGTAAAAATCTCTTAAATACTTGTGTAAGTAAAGTAATTATAGTAGAACACCCAACTACTGTTAAAAACATATCCATTGTAATAAATTCCATAATATACACCTCCTCCCTACTTCTTTGCTACCATTTTTTCTAAATTTTCTTCTATAAAAAACTTCAAACGTAGCATTTCTGTTCTTTCTTCATCTGAAAATGATTTTTTAAACCTTTGCGTATACTGAACTGCTAAGAAACCAATTGGTTCTCCCATTTTGTTGTTAATAACTATATCGTAAAAAGATTTTATTCCTTGGTCTTTTTTTAAAGTATATGTAGCAGGCATTTTGTCTTTAATTTCTTCTAAATCATAAATTTTTAATTCTTCCTTATCTAATAAAACTTTTGTAAAAATAGGAAGGCAACTTAAAGGTATAGACTGTAAATACATTTGACATGCTTTTATATTAGCTTTACATACTTCATAGCTGCAGCTTGTTTTTAATGCACTTCTGCCATTTGCATAATGTCCGACCGATTATGAAAATCGTATACTTGCACACGGTCAGCCCCAAGAACTTCTTTTACTCGTTCCATTTTATCAATAATTTCTAAGTCTATTGAACATTGCTTTTTTATTTTTTTAGGTAATGCTGTTTCTATTTCTTTTTTAGTTTTTTTAATTGCTACTATTAGACCACATAATGACATTACTATAGCTGTTAAACTTAATAAAAATGAGTTTATATTTTCCATCTTTAATTCCTTTCATTTTCAGGAGAAAGCATAAGCTTTCCCCTATTTACTTTTTGTTAACTTATTTTTATACTTTTGCATCATTTTTGATTTAGCATAGTCTTTACACTTGGATTTTAGCTTGTCCAAATATTCCTCACTATATATTCCTTGTTTCTTATATTTTTGATACTGTGAATAAGCTAATTTCTCATATTCTTTTTTCATTTCTTCTGTTAAAGACAAAGTATAACTATTCTTAGATAATATGTCTCTGCTAGGATAAAATTGCAAAGAATCTAAGTCACTAGTACGTGTTGTGAATATAGGGTCTTTTCCAAGTGCCTTTCTAGCAACATCTGTTTTCTGTTCTTGTAAAGGTTTTATTTTATCTGCTTTTTCTGTTCCAGACATTGTTAAATCTTTTTTGATAGCTTTTATTTGTTTATTTAATGCTGCCATATCCGAAGTAGCCTGTTTTAATGTCTCTAGCTGTTTGTTTTCTTCTGATGTAATAGTTCCACCATTTAGCTTTTTTGTTAATTCGTCTTTTAATGTATAAACTTCATCAATAGAAGCGGAATTTTCATTTACATTTACTACAAATCTTTTTCCAATAGCATTATCCTCTGCACCCATAGCAGGCTTTTCTACACTTAAACCTAGTTTTCCAGATATGTTGTCTATTATATTTGTTACTTGTGTTCCTAAACCTCCAAAATAGCCACTTATTAAGTTATCTATTTTAGCTGGAGAATAATTAAATATTTTACCTAAAAATATTGCTAGCTGAGATGTGTAATCGTAGTATTGCTGACTTTCTGGTAAATCTAAATCATAGCTTTTTACTATATCTGAATTGTAATAAAAGTCTTTATTGTAAGCATTCTCTATTATCGGAGCAATAGCATTAGGTACTAGTCCACCTATTTCATCGGCAGGTAAGTTGTCCATTAATGCTGTCTCTAACCACTTTCCAAGCATTTCTCCTTCTTTACCTTCTTCAATATGTCCTGTCGCTAAATCTAATACATACTCTTCTAAGCTAAGAATACTACGTAAAACTCCCTGTGGTTTTTTAATAGTTACAATTGTTCCACCAATATTTAGAACAAAATTATCATTTTTCTTATATTCCACCACTACACTAATGATAGCTACAAAAATAAAATGAAACCATGAAAGCCCTCTCTATCTTTCAGTTATGGGGCTTGGTTGCGATGGTTAGAATTGAACTAACTTACTCTAGTTTATGAGACTAGCGAGATACCGTTTCTCTACAATCGCAATATATAGACTTAACTAGCATTGTCTATGATAAATTTTATTTAAAAGGAAATTTATTTATAAAATATTAGAAAAACATCATTTTTCTTAGTTTATACGAGCGAAAGAAGGATTATATTAATTAGCTAGTATCGTTAATATTTTATTTAAAGAGTAGTAGGTACTACTACTCTTACACCACCGTAACCTTGGGATTTTGACTTTTCCAGTCTGGTCACGAATACTTGGGGTTATTTCTTCTTTTCAGGAGAAAAAATGATAAATTACTAAGACAGTATGTAAGTTTTCATTACCTACATTACTACCATATTAATTGTATCAAAAAAAAAGGGCTATTTTTCCCTATTTTTTCTGCCCTTTTTAAATTATTCCAAATTCTTGTGCTAAATAATATATAGATTTATTGTATATATTGTAGTAAGTATTCTTATTAATGTGTTTCATCTGTTCACAATATGTAAAATCGCAGTTTTCTTTAAATATTAGCTCAAATACTTCTTTTTCAAAACTATTTAGTTTGTTTATTACATTTTCTACATAGTTAATTCTTTCTTGACAATATAGTAATGTTCTTGTACTGCAACTGGATTGTTTTATTAATCTATCTAGTTTGCTTTTATTAGTCCAATATTGTCTTAGTTCTCTTTCCATTTGTTTTTTTATTTCTTTTGAAACTTTTTGCATTCTTTTCTTCTCCTTTTGCGAAAAAAAATAAACTTAAGAGTCCGCCTTTTTCTGTTAATATAGCATTGTTCTCTTTACTGAAATAGTCCTCTGTTGACATGTCTTTTCTATATATACTCCATTTTGATATATTCCCTTGATTATTTAATTCTCTGCAAATGTGAAAATTATCTCGATTAACTGGTTTTGTAATATTGTGAAATAATTCATATGGTATTGCACCAGTTCTTCTATATGTTTCTATTCCTTCTTCAAAATCTAATCTTTTTTCTATTTCTTGCATTATGTACTCTTCAATAATATTCACTATAGCTAATAGATGTACAAAAAGTATAAGAAATATATCATATGGACTTGGTATTAATGTAAGAATAAGTATAGTTATTGTTGCTATAACTATATAAATTCCTAAAAACATATTTTTTAATGTTTGTATGATATGATATCTGTTTTTAGATAAAAGAAAATCTAGTTCCATATTATTGCTCCTTCCATTTTATTTTATTTTCACTATTTACTATCTCTGTGAAAGTTATTCCATACTCTTTTAATTCATTTACACAGTCATCTATACTTAAATAGCCTTCTTTGAAACAGTCTATATTGTTCCATATTCTTGACATAACTTCGGTTAATCTTTTCTTTCCAAATCCACATACATAATGTAAAGTATATGCCACTGTAATACCATATAAGTCTAAATAATCATTTATCAATTGTTTCGATTTTTGTTCACTTTCTATTATTATCCCATTGTGTACATCATCTATCCATTTCATTAACTGTTTTTCATCTTTTTGTATGAGTATTTTACTTAGTTGTTTTCTTTGTCTATGTGTTAATTCCATCTTTATTCCCCATTTCTGATATTAAATAATCATATAATTTTTCTGGTGTAGTTAAATCTATATATTTTCCTATTCTATCATCGAATATATCGTTAATGCCTATGCTTCCTCCATAGTCTTGTTCATATATCCACCAACTTATTACTTCTCCTTTGTCATTAAACATATTTTCTAACAACTTCACTACTACTGTTTCATGTCCTATACATATACTACCTGCATTCATAAAATCCATTTCTCTATTTTCTATATTGTCTCTAAATAGGTCTTGTATTTTGTTCTGTAAGTCATTATAGTTTCTTAGTCTGTTAATTATATCTACAAATTCTTGTTTAGTTATCATAATTTCAAATCCCTTCATCATTAAATATTTCTTTTCTTACATTTGTTATTTTAAAATTTTTTTCTGGTATTTTGCTAAATACTTCTAAATTGTAAATGTTATGTTCATAGTTGTAGCAAGAATACTCTCTGCAAATTAAAGGTCTATTTTTGTATATATCACACTCATTTTTGTAATTTAGAAAAGGACAAATATTATACCAATCTTTATTTAGTAAATGTTTATTTTCTTTTATTGCTAATTTTTTCATAGTCTTTATTTCTTCTTTTTGAAGCGGTAAATAGTTAGAACAGCATTTCCCACATTTAGAACATTCAAACTTCATTTTTTACTCCTTTTTTAATTGATTATATATTTCTTTTCTTAATTCTTTCATTTTTTCCACATCTTCAAGTTCGTGACCTTTTCTTATACCTATTAAAACACTAGGTGGTGTTGGTATTTCTTGATTAATAGGTTTCCATATATGTAAGCAATAGTCGTGATTATTTACATATTCTTCTTTCTTAGGGTGTAATTGCATACAAACTTCGTCATCATTCCAAAAAACATCTTTCATATAGCACATTTCTTCCCAAGTTGGGCATCTAGATAGAGTAGATACACTTAGATGTTCAAAACTACAACCTGTGCTAAATATAAAAAATAATTCATTCTCAAACTTTGGTTTTCCATTTTTGTAACTAACTTTTGTATATATTATCCCTGCAAATCCATCTTCTCCTTCTGCTATGATTTTAAGTCCAGATGTGTTTTTAATATCTTTTATATTTTTCATTTTATCAATCCTCTCCAGTAACTAATCGTTTCTTTCCTCTTAACATGAAATTATTGTGCAGCAATTTAATCTTTTAGCAAATTCTTGCTTTGTAAACTTCATGTTTTCGTTAAAGTTTTTTATGTTTCTAAATCCATCTTCGTCTAGTATTTTTATATGTTCTTTTTCTCTTAATTCTTTGCACCATTCTTTGTATGTCTTTATAATTATTGTATCTTTTTGTATTTTGTGTTTTGATAATCTATCATTTTCTTTAACTAAATTTATTATTTGTTGTAATGGTATGTTTGCTATCTCTCTATGTATTCTTTCTGCCTTATATTTTATTTTCAAGTCTTTTACTATCTGGTAAGCTTTTTCTTTTTCTACTTTTACAACTTTAAATCTATATTTTCTTGCATCATTTCCAATAAATTTAAACAATAAGGTATTTGCACCTTTTTCTGTTGTTTCACATATTCTAGGAAATTGATATTCTTTCTTTAAATTGTTATAAACCATATATCTATATTCTTTATTCATTTTATCATTTATCATTGTAACCCCTTCTTTTATATACTTCTTACTTCTATTTCGAATGCGTCTGTTTCAAAGTCGTATCTTATATTTAATAATCTTATTTTCATAGTTTATTCCTCCTCAAAGTAATCTAATATTGCATTTGCTAATTCTTTTGCTTTATCTTCTTGTATTACTATTTGTAAGCCATCATATGTTATTATTACTTCTTCATCATTAAAATTAAATACCATTGTTATTCTCCTTCCTCTAACAATTCTGGATTTTTATATATATTTCCTATTACTTCAATAAATTTTATTTCTGTAATATCTATTTTGAAACTTCCTTGATTACTCATTATTCTAAATGCGGTAAATGTTGTTTGATACTCTATATAACCAATTAAGTCTGAAAATTCTTCCCTGTCATCTTTAAATCTGAACTTAACTATATCTCCCTCGTATATTTCTTTTCCGTTTTTATCTTTTAGTCCTACGTATTGCATTAAAATCATATCTTCTGTATCAAAATAGTCACTATACATTGTTGTCCTTATCATTGGTTGCCCATTATAACTATCCTCATAATCTAATTCTTGTACTTCTAGCATTTCTTTATTTTCAGTGTCCCAACATCTAAATTTTATATCTCTCATACTTCCTCCTAACTTTTATAAAATAGTTCTATTTTTATACTTTTTTAATAAACTTGTACTACTTTTTTATATTAAGTTTGTTATTTTTAATATGTAACTCTAATAATATAAGCATTTCTATTTTCGTAACTTCTATCAATAAATAATCTTAAATTATTCATTTTATCTATTCCCCTTGCATCTATAGCTATTCCGCCTTGTAAATTACCTATATGTTCTGTTACTGCAAACTTTACTATATTTTCAAGTGTTTTATTATCTATTAGAGTTTCAAACTGTTGTTGTAGTTTATGATTTAATAATTCGCTTGTTTCTAGTTGTTCTTTTAAATGTTTTATTTCTGCATTACATCTTTTCACTTTGCTTTTTACGCTCATTATTCTATTCTCCTTTCACTTTATAGCAATTTGCATTATACTGTTCATGTGTTAATATTGATTTTATATATATTTTAGTAATATCAAATCCCTCAACACCTAAATATTCTTTATTACTTCTAGCATCTCTATAGCTCTTTACTCTACCAATTTTTAATTTACTTAAAGAATTAACTTGATATTCTACTATATCTCCTACTTCTATTAAGTCTATTATGTTTTCTGAAAAGTTTTCTACTGCAGCACTATCACACCAATTTTCATCATATGCTCCAAAATAAATAGCTTTTTTATTTACTTGATTTTCTCTTATTCCTGTTACTTTCACCATTTCTCCTACGTTAAGCCTTGCATAATCATCTTTTTTGATATTGTCTTGAACATAAAGTGCATAACCAACATTACTATCATATTTTTCCAAATATTCTTTCTTACTTATGCATCTTTCTTTTATTTCTTCCACTGCTATTCCTCCTCTGTAGAATTATCTAAAATAAATTCTTTTACTGTTTGTCCATTATATTTATATGCTCTATCGTCAATATACATTTGTGCTGGCAATTTTCTATTAGTTACTCCTATTAAATTTGTTTCCTTCCAAAATGTTTCATTATCATTTACTCTTACCGCTTCACACCAAAATCCTTGTTTATTCCACCAACTTATAATTTGATATGGTTCTCTTGTAGAACAAATAAAAATTGGTATTCCTGACTTTTGTAAAAACAGCATTAAATCTAATACATTTTTGTTATATTCATCATATATACTTCCATCTTGCCAACCTTTACTATATTTATGTATCACTCCGTCAAAATCAAAACATACTGCGTGTCCTTTTTCTAATTTTAAATCTAACTCTTTAATATCCATACTTTACTCCTTTTTCAAGATTTCCTTCTATTGACCACTAGCTTAGAAGGCTAATGCTTTATCTAACTAAGCTACTGAATACTCCTTTTCATTTAATCCTTCTTGAAATTTTTTTAATTCAATCTCTAACCAATTTTTAGCTTTTTCTAAAGCTTCTTTTTCATCTTTATAATCATAAGGGTGGAATGTCATAAAGTTTATTTCATAATATCTGTTCTCTTTTTCATTCCAACAATATTTGTTAATTGATATACTTGCTCTAAATGGCATTGTTGGTCTATCTATTTTTAAGCGAATATATTTGTTTTCTTTTAAAAAATATAATTTATTCAATTCTCTACTCCTTTACTTTTCTTTCAAAATATTGTTTTATACATTCTTTACAATTTTTATGTTTTAAACAATCTTCGATTCTTTTTGATTTTTGAATATAACAATTTTCACTTATTTTTACTCTTTTATAAAATTCATTTATAATTAAATCTATTATCTTATCTTTCTTTTTATTTTCTTCTTGCTGTTCTTTTAGCATAGATAATACTGTTTGTCCTTCTTTTGCTGTAAAAGCTCCATATTTTGTATTGGCAAATTCATTTAAGCTCTTTATCGCTTCTCTTTGTTCTTTTGTCATTGATTGTTCTCCCTTATTCTACTTTGTATAATCTACTTTCTTTTAATTCCCACTCATATTCTGTAAAGTCATCATTGCTTGTTCTTATTCTATAAAGTAAATCTATCTCTGTTATTCTGCGATATTCTCCTTCTCCATCTTTCCAATAATAATCTTTAATTTCTTTTTGTTCTAAAATACATTGTATAATTTCTTCTAACATTTCTTTTAAAGTTATATGCCTCATTCTCCCAACCTCCTTCCACACATTGGGCAGTAGTTTATGTCTATTACTTCCTTTTTATAAGAATTAGTATCAACACTTAAATAATAAAAATTTTCATCACATACATTTCTTACTATCTTTATTGTTACTCTTTGATTTTTTCTTATATTTCTTTTTGCTTCATTTTCAATATCATCTATCTCACAATACTTACACATTTTTATTTTCTCCTTCTAAAAGTTCTTGTAAAACGTTTATTACTATTTTATCTACTATTATCCAGTTTGGATGTCCAACGTCTTCTTCCATTTTTCTGTTATACTTTTCTATCTTATCTTTTACTTTTTGTTTTGGTATGTAATTGTCGTCTACATAATCTAAATCTAGCTGTTTATTAGCTTTCTCTAGTTTTTCTTCTAACTCTTGTATTCTCTTGTCTTTTTGCTCTAACTCTGTTAATAAGCAATCTACAAATTCAAAGAAAAAGTCTTTATTTATACTTTCTACTATAAATTCTTGCTCTTTTGTCTGTTTATATGCTTCTATAAAATTATTTAATCTTTTCTCATTTTCAAAATTTGTGTTACTTATTTTATTATTCATATCCATCTTATAACGGTCTCTCCTTTCCAATTTTTTTGCCATATAAACCAACAATAACAAATAGCCGTTGCATTATATTTTTCAAATTCTCCATTCATTGCACATAACTGTCTTTTAGAATTTACATATATGTATTTAGGTGGATATTTTTTAAACATTTCTTTTCTAGCTTGTCCCTCTAAAAATTGTATTTTTAAAAATAATATTAAATAATAGTTATCTTTTAATAAACTCATTGACTTTTCTACAAATTTTTCTGCATATTTGAATGGTGGGTTAGTCAATATATCTCCTTCAAAACTTGTATCTTGTTTTAAAAAATCAACATTACCTATTCCATATCCTCTGTCAACAATATCTGTACTATGCACATTATATCCTTTTTCTTCTAATACTTTGCTTAAATGTCCTTTTCCACATGCACATTCCCATATATTTTTATGTAAATAAATTTTATCTTCATCTAATTTTTCTAAAAATATTTCTAATGATTTTGGGTCTGTAGCATAGAAATCGTTTTGTTCCCTTTCTTTGTTACTGTGATTGCTTGCCCCTAATTGTATAAATGTACTTTTTTTTATTTCCTGTCCAATCTAAGCCCATATTATCTATTTTCCTCCTTTACTAGCTCGTAATCTAAATCATTTCCTGGTACTTTAGTACAGTAGTTATCATAATATTTTTCGGGTAATGTAGCTTTTGTTATGCCCAATATTTGATAACCTTTCCATACAATCATGCCTGCAGGTAAGTCACTAATCTTTATCATTTTTTTGCCCCTTTCATTAAATTGGTTTGAAATTTGAAGATTATTGGCTCAATAAAACTTTGTGCTTCCCAAGTAGTGACTTTGTTACCTTTCTTTTTCTCTATTCTCACATACTCTTTAACTATTTGTTTTACTGTAAAGCCCTTCTTCCATAACTCTATAATCTCTGTACTAGACATTACATTCCTCCCATTTTAAGTCTTTCTGTTTTTCTAGTATTGTGTATTGTTTCCATATATCTTTTGAGAATTTAATTAACCTAAAATTTTCTTTACTGTATGTTTTAGTGCTATATTCTGTTCTTTTTATAGTATTTTCATTCATAAGTGCTATAACTAAGTCTCTAGCTAAATTTCCAGTTGCCTTGCATTGTTTCTTATATATTCCATAACCTTGTTTTAGATTGTCTCTACCTGTTTCAAATACAGCACATATATCAAAACTTACAATTCCAGATAAAAAATGAATTGCTTGTTTAATATCAATTTCGCTTTCATCGAAAAAACAAAATCCAATACTATCTGACTTAAAGCCCATTTCTCTGTGATTGTTGTTATTTATTAATACCTTTCCTGTCTTGTACATTTCAAATTCACTATTACTCATAAATCTAAACACTCTCATATATTATTTTCTCCTTTTTCTGCTCCCATTCTAACTGCTTGTTGTATATCCGCTTTAGTTAATACGCCTTTTAAAATTAATTGCTCAGTCATACTCGCTATACCTACAAGTAATTCTATTTTGTCTGTAAATATATATCTTTGTATAGAATTTGGCTCGCCCTTCTTCTTAGTAATAACTATTGAATATTCAGAATTTATATATGCTTTTCTTGTTTCTATATTCATTTTTAACCTCCAATTAATTCTTTAATAACTCCATTTATTAATTCCCCAAGTTTATCTACAGTAGGTTGTCCAGTTAGATTTAATTTTTTTGCTATATATCCTGGTGCTTTTTCGTTAGCATTTATATCAAAGCCAAAAGCTCCAAAACCAATTATTGATACAAATAATTCATTTCCTCTAATTCCTCTTTGTAGATAATTCCCAGATACTCTGTTAGCTTTATATGAAAATAGTAGGTCTAAACACGTCATTTCTTCATCTGTCCAATTTATAATGATATTATTGTTTATTAGTGTTTTAGCTATATCTATATATGTTTCTTTTCCATTCATTACTTGTCCATATTTATCTTGTTTCATTTAATAACCCCATTTCTATTTTATTTAATTAATACTAAACTCAAATTTTTATATTTATATTCGAACATCTTCTGCTTTAGTTTAAATTCTTTTGTCTCAAATCCTTTTACATCTTCTACAACTATACAGTTTTTCTCTACATCTAAATACATAAAGTCAGCTGTATATGTAATTGCTTTATATCTTTTTCCATTTTTTATAAAAGCTTCTTGTAATTCAAATTTAGGTTGTAATTCTAAACTTTTTATTTTATTTGCTTTTTCTAATAAACATAATTCTTTATATCTTTTGCTCTCTGCTATGCTGTCAAATACATAGTTATCTACTGTAACTTTTTTGTTATGATATTTACTCATTTCTTTATCCTCCTAAATAGTTGGTATATGTTTTTCTTGTTTACTTAAAATCTGTTTGTTTGTATCTATATACTTCACGTTGCCCAGAACAATATTTTTTAATGTTTTTGCTTTTTCTTCATTCGTTAATTTTAGAAATTCTTGACTATTTATTGTTAGCATCGTATCACTCCTTTAAACTCACTATTTCTTTTATTGAATTTCAAATAAACTTTGCCAGTTTCTCCAGCTCTTTGCTTAGCAACTTTGAGTGTAATATCTTCTAAAGTGCCTTCTGTGTTTTCATTTTCTTTGTACAAAAACAACACATTATCTGCATCTTGTTCTATCGAACCAGACTCTCTTAAATCCGCTAGAGTAGGTTCATTTTTACTTGCATTTCTGTTTACCTGACACAAGCCTACAATTGCAATGTTTAACTCTAAACTTAATAATTTAAGAGTTCTAGTTATATCTGCTACTTCTTGTTCCCTATTGTTGAATTTGCCTTTGTTTTTTACTAGCTGTATGTAGTCTATAATTAGCAAACTTAAGTCTTTTTTATTTTTTAGTTTTCTTGTTACAGTTTCTATTTGCTGTAGTGTCATAGCGTTTGTTATTAAGTGAATTGGTAATTCTGCAATTTCTGAACTTGCTATAGCAATTTTGTTTAAATCATCTTGTTCAAGTGTAGACATACGCATTTTATAAGAGTTTATTCTTGTTTTCCTTGCAAGCATTTTTTGTATAACTTGATAATCTGACATCTCAAGGCTTATTATTCCTACGTTTACCCCTTTACTAGCAACATGTTCTGCTATCTGTAGTCCTAATGTGGTCTTACCCACTCCTGGTCTAGCTCCGAATAATTGTCAGCTCTTGTCTATGTAAACCACATAGCATATCGTCTAAGTCTTGAATTCCAGTGTATAGTGAATAATCCATGCCTTTTAGTACGTTATTTTCAATTGTTTCAACAGTATCTGAAACTTGCTGCATAAAGCTTTTTTCTGTCAACTCTGATTGCTCAATTTTGTTTATGTTTTGAACTATTGATTGAGCAATAATATCTATGTCGTCTGCATCTTCAATAACAGTTTCTTGACTAGATTTAAGTAAATCAAATATTTTTCTTTTTTTAGATAACTGTATTAACTCTTTGTATACACTATCTGCTGTTGCAGTTCGTACGTACTCTCCAAGTCCAGATAAATACTTTAAAACTTGATTTTTATTTGCTTTAATCCTAGAGCTTATGCTAAAGATTGATATTTCTTCATTTCTTGATTTTAGCTCATTTATAGCTCTTACAATCTTTCTGTTTCTGTCTGAAACAAAGTCATCTTCATTAAGCACAAAAGCTTCTTGCTCATAAATCACATAAAACAAAACAGCTTTTTCTATTTCCTCATTCCACATGGACTCTTCCTTTCTTGATAAGCTCTTCAATCGTTATTTTTTTCTGCATTAGTAAGCCGTATTCTTCGTTCGTTAGGCATGATAGGTCGACACTCTTAAACTTGTCCTTATTCTTTTCTTTTTCATTAGGCGGAACATATCCGTCTCTTCTTGCCCATGTTTTTAGGGTCAGTAAAAAATCCTTGTACTTTTTTCCTGATTTTTGGATATATTCATCTAAGGACTGTATTCTTTTTTCATAATCGTTTGGAAAATATGCTTTTAGTTTCTCGTATTCTTCATCACTAAACAAAACGTGTTGATATTCTCCATACGCTTTCTTTTTACTTTCTTTTTTTAGTTTCGTTTCTTTTCTTTTATTTAATGTGTTCCTAACTTGCTTACCAACTTGCTTACCATCTTGCGTACTAACTTGCTTACCAATTTGATTACTTTCTTGCTTACTTTTTGCTATAGTAATCATTTTATAGTTAGTTGCTTTTGTGCCATTTACCTTAAAATCTATTAATCCATATTGCTTTAATGCATTCCTTGCCTTTAAAACTCCAGAACGTGACATTCCAGTGTTCAATTCAAGCGTAAGATTCGGTACAGTAAACCACTCTATCCAAGTGCATCTATTGTTTATCGCCATTAAGGCATGCCATAAAGCAATTTGCCCTGTAGATAACTGTTTAACTTGCACTAAATCGTAAAACGCGAGAATTTCAGCTAAGTAATTCATTTTTTCCTCCTATAGATTAATCTTTTAATAATTCTTCTATCGCTTGTTCTAATCCTTTTTTGTCTGTCTTTATAACTTTTGTATTTGAACTTGAATTTTCTATTGCTTTTGTAACTTCACTCATTATCATTTCTACACTCGCTCCAGAATCTAATAAACTAACTATTAACCTTCGCAAGCCTTCTAATAGTTTTTCTCCTTTTCCTTTAAGTTGAATGCGAATAGCTTCGTCATTTTCTGTTATATGTATTTCAAATTTACTTTTCATTTTTTTATTAATTTTTTTGTCCATAATAACTCCATTTCCTATAAATTAATTTTTCTTTACTCCAATTTACTCCATAAATGCCTTTTAAATAGCTTTCTACTATGTCATCATATAATTTAGTATTTAATCCATTATCTTGCTCTCTGTGGCATTCTGAACAACCTGTATAGATATTTTCTGGTATTCCCAATCCTCCAGCACTTCGTGGTATAAAATGACAACATGAGCATTCAATTGGAACATATTTGTGGCAGAATATACATCTGTGATTATCTCTTTTCCAAACAATTTCTTTTACCTTCTTTGGTATCTCTGTTGCTTTTGTTTGTTTATGCTTATGTCCTTTTATATACTTTTGTTTTTCTTTTTTCTTTTTAGACGGTTTAGAAAAAGTAAATAATGTGTAATCTATTGACATTTTTACACCTCTAATGTAGGTATTTCTAACTCACTGCACAATTGAATTGTTATATCTAAAAGCTCTGTCATTTCCTTTGTATTCATTTTTGAGCTACCAAGATATACTTTGTATATGTTGCACTCTTTATTGTTTACAAGCTGTTTTCGTATAAATTTAACCCCTCTAAATGTTTTTCTTAATGCTTCTTCCATTTCTGTTGCTGTTATAATGTATTCAGATTTGGCATCTGCTCTTTCTAATAATGCACAATATACTTCCATATCTTCTTGATTTTGCTGTTTAGCAATTTTATGTATTAATTCCCAAAGTAACTTATTTTGTTGTAAACTTCTTGTCGTTTTCTTTTCTTTTACTTCAAAGAATTTTGTATTATCTTGTTCTAGCAACCAAGTTATAGCTTGTTTTTGTGTTCCTACCATAGTTCTACTTCCTTTAAAATTGTTTTAACAAATATTGTTTTTCAAAATCTGACAGTTTAAAACCTTGTATATTATCCATTTTTTCTTCAAAATCTTTTTTATTTAAAAATATTTGTGATTTATGACAAGCAAATTTAACCTTTCCATAAGAATCAATAATATAACTTTTTCTTGATTTACTTTCCCCATATATTCTAACCTTTTGCAATTTATACTCAGGCTCATTATTCCAGTCATTACTTGATAGGTTTACTATAATTCTTCTTGCTTTTATATATTTATTATCCATATTATTCTCTGTCCCCCATATCTGCATTTGCGTCATAATAAGCAGCATAAGCATCCATCATTTCACTTTCTAACTGTTGTTGTTCTATTTTTTTATCTGGCATATTATTTATAGCTTTAAATATTGATAAATATTGTTCTTTGGTTAAATCTGCTGTATTACTAATACCGTAATTCTTCTGTAAATTATGAACTACATCTATTCCCTTGCGTACCATCAAAGCATGTATAGATTTAGCTTCTACATCTGTTACTTTATTGTTTGTACTCTTCTTAGTTCCATTTTTATTTACAATATTCATATTGTCAGGACTTCCAGTTTGGTCTGGGTCATCTCCAGTTATAATTTTATAAGCTTTCATTAATGCATATTTATCCCCATAAGTCATTGCCTTGCCTGGAGCTTTATCTTGTGTGTCTACGCCATCGCCGTATGTTGGAACATCTATATATTCTTCTGGTTTTTCTATATTTACAAACCTATAAACAGTTTTTAATCTCATAAATATTTGATTACTTCTTGTAATTTTTTTGTTATATTCTTTCTCAGTTTGCAAAATTGCATTGTCCACAATTTCTCTGTTAAATGGATATGAATATACTTTATATTTTTCTTCTAATTCTTTTACAGCTGTTAATACATCTGCTTCTCCAACTGCTTTATATTGACTTTGCCCCACTCCAACTTCTAAATTTTTTGCTACTTTCTTTATTTCAGATGTTATTGCTAATAATTTTTCGTATATATTCATTCTGTTTTACCTCCATAATTTTCATTGTAGTAGTTACAGAACTTACAGCAACTACAGTATTCTAAACATTTTCTATCTTCGCCTTTTCTTATTTCTAATTCTAGGCTTTCATCTTGTTTTAAATGTTCTTCTGCTTCTTGTAATGTGTCATATACTCTTAATGCTCTTTTGTTTCCCTTTTTCTTTACAGCATATTTATCTCCATCATTCCACCTAGCTTCTTCACTACAAATTGGAAGTTTGTCATCTTCTGTATTTTCATATTTCTTTATTTCTTCAAATTTTTTCACTATAAATTTTTCAATTTCTTCAAAATCCTTATTGGTAAAATCAAATTGTTTTATATAAACTGGATATTGTGGATATGTACTATCAACTTTTGCCTTTGTTTTACTATGGTCTTTAATAACTGCTACTATTTGTCCTTTTTCTACTTCAAATCCCATTTTTTTAAATGCCCATGCATACATTAAAAGTTGCTTTCTATACTCTTCCCAGTCATCATAAACTACTTTCCAAACAGAACATGTTTTATAATCTGTTACAATCTTAGTTTCTGCATTAAATAAATCTGCTTGTCCTGACAATTTATATCCATCAAAAACTTCTTCTGCAAAGTGTTCCTCTTTAAACTCTGTATTTTCTTCTTTGCTGTTTTCTAATACACTGTGTACTGCTGTACCAAAGATTAACCATATCATGTCTGCTACATCTTGTTCTATTTCATTATTATGCCTTCTTGTTAGTAAAATTTCTCTTACATCTTTTAGTATTGAAGTAACACTGTATTGCTTATCTTTATACTCATATTCTCTTTCTACAGCACTTTTAAATGTCTTTGGTAAGTTTAATTTATTTGTTATTAGCATCTTTTTCCCCTTTGCAAATAAAAACTATTTGTGTTATTATTTGTGTATAATTAATTTAAATAACCTCCGTGTATTAGATATGTACCTTGTCTAATACACTTTTTATTTTGTTTTGTAGATTTGTTACACTATTGAATTGTTGCATACTATTTATCTTTTTTATTTCATATAAAGCTAGGTTAAATGTAAGAGTAAATTCCACTTTTGATTGAATTTACTAATCCAAGAGAAAAGTCCGCTAAATAAAGGATTTTTCTCTTTTTTT